ATTTATGCCTCTGGCTATAATAAAAAGAAAAGGAAAGCGTAATGGATTGGATTAAAGGAAGATTAAAAGAGCCTTCAAGCTATGGAGCTGCGGCTGTCGTTGGTGTTGGTTTAGGCATTCTATTAACACTGCCAATATTAACTTGGGCAGGTATTGTATGTGCTATATTCGGATTGGTTCTTAAAGAAAAATCAAGTGAGTAAGTAATGAGCCTTTATGAGAATATACATAAAAAACGAAAAAGAATAAAAGCTGGCTCTGGGGAGAAAATGCGTAAAAAAGGAGACAAGGGTGCACCAGCTAAAGGTATTTTTTCAAAAATAGCTAAAGCAGAGAAAAAGAAAAAGAAGAAAGGTAAAAAGAAAAGTGGCAAAAAAAGCAGTAGAAGCTCCTAAAGGTTATCATTGGATGAAGTCCGGGAAAGGCTTTAAGCTAATGAAAGGTAATTATAAACCTCACAAGGGTGCAGTTAAAAAAGCATCTTTCGCGATACAGAAAGTTCACAAAACCTAATGTATGAATATGCGATTAAAGAAGTTGTGAAGGTTGTAGATGGTGACACAATAGATGTCCTCATTGACTTAGGCTTTGATTTAACTAAAAAAGAAAGAATAAGACTCGCCGGAATTGACACACCTGAAAGCCGGACACGCAATTTAGAAGAAAAGAAAATGGGTCTAGAGGCAAAAGACTATTTGCAAAATAAGCTCGACAACTGCAAAGACCTTAGAGTTAAAACAGAAAAAGACGGAAAGTATGGCAGAATGTTAGGCTGGTTGCATGGCAACAATGAAGACATTAATAGAATAATGGTTATCAAAGGCTATGCTTGGGAATATGATGGTGGAACTAAAGTGAAAAGCTTAGAGGCACTTAGAGCATCGCGAGGAGTTAATTAATGGCAGAATACAAAGGCAAAAAAGTAAAGCTAAATAATCCACGCAGGATAGGTAAAGGCGAGACAAGTTACGGTAAAAAGAAATCTGTTGTCTATGTAATGGACGGTGATAAAGTAAAGCGTGTGACCTTCGGTGATCCTAATATGCGTATAAAAAAGAACCAGAAAGGTCGTAGGTCTAATTTCAGGGCTAGGCATAACTGCGACAACCCCGGTCCAAAGACAAAAGCACGATACTGGTCGTGTAGAGCGTGGTGAAAAATGGCAAGAGCAGCAGTTAAAAAAGTAGCACAGGCAGAAATCAGGGCGGCTAAAAGTTTCTTAAAACGCAGAGGTCTAGATACAGATGACTTGTCTCCACGCAAGTTTGCAATGGCAGCTAAAAAATTAGACAAAGGTTTCGCTGAAACTTTGAAAATATTAGCACGAGAACTTTCTGCTGGTGAAGTTTAATGGCTTTAAGAAGATCGAGCTTTCCATCATTATTAAAGGGTAATAAAAAGAAAAGAAAGGAGGGTAAAATGAAAAAAGGTACAAAAAAGAAACCGGGTAAGAAAAAAGGCTACTAATGCCTGATCAAAAAATCGTTAAAATATTCGTCAAGGGCATAGGTATGTCTGGAAAGGTAAAAGATGACGATAACAGATCTGCTCCAGAAGATAAAAAACAATCTGGAGAAGGAGAGAGCAGCAATAGCTGACAAAATGGTCTCAGGTCGAGAAGCCGACTTCGGGTCATATTTAAAAGACGTTGGGATTGCGGAGGGTTTAAGTCAAGCTTCTGAAATTATCAGCGAAACAATGAAAACAATTAACGAAGAGGATGCATAACATGTCTCATCCACATGCACTACACAAAGAGGAAGAAGTTGAAGCAACTTTAGAACCTCATCAACTACCAGTTCCATTAAATTGGAAAGTGCTAGTTCAACCCAATCAAGTAAAAATGCAAACTAAAGGCGGTTTACATTTACCTTCAATATCGAAAGACAATGAAGAGTATTTAACCGCTCATGGTCGAATTACCGCAATGGGTGACTTAGCTTACAGAGATCGAGACACTGGCGAACGCTGGCGTTCCGAAATCTGCCCTAAAGTTGGAGACAGAGTTACTTATGGTAAATACTCTGGTCAAAAACTTACAATCAATGGCGTGAGGTTTCTACTGCTGAACGATGACGAATTAACGTCTATTCTCCCAGAAGATGCCGACATAGCCGCATATTTAGCGTAACAACTTGGAGGTCGCAAACCATGTCAAATGAAGAAGTAATTCAGGAGATAGAGAGCGAAATTAAAAAGGCAAAAGCAGAGCCTGAAGAATTTCAAATTGAAATCACTGAAGATCCTGCGGAGGAGGCGAAAGATGTAGCCGAAGAAGCAGAGAGTAAATTAGCTGAAGATAAATCTGAAAAAGATCCGAACTTTGGACCTAAAATAGAGAAAAGAATTAAAAAGCTTGTTTCTCAACGCAGAGATGCAGAGGTTCAAGTTAAATCAATTCAAGAAGAGAATGCTCAGCTTATAAAAAGAATTGAACGCTTAGAGAAAGGCTCTCAACAAAATAATCAACAAGCTTTTAATAAAAAGTATGCTGACACTAAAGCAGCTCTAACAAAAGCTGTTGAAGAAGGTGACACTGAGGCTCAAGTTAATTTTCAAGAGCAAATGGCAGACATGCGTGCCGCAATGCGGATTGCAGAAATGCAGAAGCAACAACGAGCACAACAAGCTGCATCACCAACTGTGGGAAGAGCTCAACAAGTTGCACAAGACCCAGCACCGGAAAAGGCGATGGCTTGGTGGCAACAAAATAACTGGTTTAATGCTCAAGGTTATGAGCGTGAAACAGCTGCAGCTAGGGCAATTGACGTTCAATTAGACTTAGAGGGATTTGATAAAAATGAACAGGAATATTACGATACATTAAATAATCGTTTACATAATGTGTTTCCTGAGTTAGTTTCAAATGTAAGTCCTACAAGTAAACCAAGAACAAAAAGTAGAACACCAGTCGCCCCCACTACAGGCGGTTCTTCATCTTACAAAGGCAACAGGGTTCGCATGACGCAGGACCAACTTAGAATGGCTAGAGAACTTGGTATAACAGATGAAAACAGTCTTAAAAAATATGAGGCCGAAATCAAACGTCAGCAAAGGAGCTAATTATGTCTGAGAATAGAAATGTGCGTGCAAGCGAAACCCGAACATCTGTGCGTGAGGAGCAAGTTCGCTCCGAAGCGACATGGAAACCACCATCATTGTTGGATTCACCAGAACCTCGTCCCGGTATGACCCAACGATGGATAGCTACCTCGATTCAGGGTAAGGATACTCCAGACAACGTGTATAAAAGAATGCGTGAAGGATGGAACCCACGCCCTGCTGACACCGTTAAAGATAAGTTGTTTCCGACTATCAACCACGGCCAGTGGGCAGGATCAATTGGAATAGAAGGCATGTTACTTTGTGAAATGCCTATTGAGACTCACAAGCAAATGAAAGCTTATTACAATAATAGGAATTCAGAGCAAAATGAGTCAATTTCAGGAGATCTTGATGCGTTAGGACGAAAAACTGGACAATCGATTTATCAAACTCGTGAGTCCTCTTCGAGCCGTGGCAGGGATCTCTCTGTTATGGATGATTAATACTTTAACGCTAAAGGAGCGAAAAAATGGCTAATGTTGATGCAGCCTTCGGTTTTGTACCGACTCGCCATCTGAGCGGTAATGCACCAAGAGTTAATAAGTACACTTGTGCAAGTGAATTAGCAGAGAACATCTTTAAAGGTGATCTTTGTATTATCATAAGCACTGGTCTTGTAACTCCACACACAGCGACCGAGGTTAACAATGTCGGTGTGTTTGATGGGTGTTCATATACTGCGAGTGATGGCTCATATGTTTACAGTGAATACTGGCCAACAGGAACTACAGCTACAGATATTGTGCTGTATATCTATGATGACCCATACACTGTTTTCAAAGTTCAATCAGCAGGTTCTCCTGCACAGACTAACATTGGTAATTGTGCCGATGTCGTGGCTGGAACAGGTTCGACCACAACAGGTCAATCTGGATTTGAAATTAGTGGAACTATGGCAGCAGGTACAGCTACCTGTAAGATCATGGCTCTTTACGATGCACCGGACAATGCTTTTGGTGCGAACGCTGTTATGGAAGTGCTTATTAACGAGCATCTCTATAAAGACTCAGCAGGTATATAGAAAGGAGTTTAGACGATGGCTATGAATAGATCAAGTTTTGCTAAAATGCTTGAGCCCGGATTGAACACTCTTTTCGGTCTTGAATACGACAAGTATCCAGAGGAATATCTAGCAGTTTTTGACTCAAACACTTCAAGCAAAGCATTCGAAGAAGATGTTTTGTTGCAAGGATTTGGATCAGCACCAACTAAGACAGAAGGTGCAGCTATTTCTTATGACGATGCTAGTCAACAATGGACAGCGAGATACCAACATGAGACAATTGCTTTAGCTTTTGCAATTACTGAAGAAGCTGAAGAAGATGGCCAGTATGGCTCAATTGCTTCACGTTACACTAAGGCACTAGCACGCTCAATGGCTTCCACTAAGGAAATCAAAGCAGCAAACGTCTTAAATTTCGCTCAAACTGCTGGTTACACAGGCGGTGACGGTGTTACACTACTAAGTGCATCACACCCAACTCGCAATGGTAATCAATCAAATGTGTTAGGCACAGCAGCTGACCTTTCAGAGACTTCATTAGAGTCCGTTCTTATCAATATTGCTGATATGAAGGATGACAGAGGTCTTAGAATTGCGGCAGTAGGTACTACTTTAATAATACCAACGGCTTACACATTTACAGCAGAGCGTCTGTTGGAATCTCAATTGAGAACAGGCACAGCCGACAATGACATTAACGCTATTAAGTCAGGTGGATATCTACCTAATGGTGCACATGTTATGCGTAGGTTGACAGACTCAGATGCGTGGTTCGTTAGAACTGACGTGCCTGATGGCTTGAAAATGTTCCAGAGATCGCCTATGAAAAAAGGCATGGAAGGTGACTTCGAAACTGGAAACGTGCGTTATAAGGTTCGTGAAAGATATAGCTTCGGTCATACTGACTGGAGAGGTCTTTTCGGATCTGAAGGTGCATAATAAAAATTTGAGGGAGGGGATCGTCTCCTCCCTTTTCACCTTGACAGTTGCATTCCGCAACTGACACTAGCCAAGACAAGGAGACACACATGGCTAATACAACATTTACAGGAGCAGTACGCTCCGAAAACGGTTTTAAAGTAGTATCTAAAAATGCTACAACAGGTGCATATACTGATACCGCTGTAATTGCCTCAACAGGTATTGTTACAAATAAATATGTAAAACACGTCGGCTTTGCGACAGGTGTTACTGTTAACACTACAGCCGGGGACAGCCCGACAATCGGTGAGTTCACTCAGCCAGCAAACACAATCATCACTGACATTAAGATATTCTGTGACACAGCTCCTGTAATTGGAACTGGCGATATTGGTTACGAAGTTGGAACATCTAGTTCAGGTGCACAAATTGTTGCGGCTCAGACGGATGAAATTCTTGATGGCGGCACAACTGTTGTTGAGCATAACGTAACTGTGACCAGTTTGGTTCTTCAAACACAAGATGATACAACTGCACCAGCTTCTGTTCAATATACCAGTGCGGAAAGAACTATTTACTGCAACATCACTAATACAGTGGATGCGACAACTGCTGGATCTTTCACATTTATTATTGAATATGTTCAAATTGCATAATTAATTAGGTGGGGGTAAAACCTCACCTACAAATTAGGAGAATAAAGTGGCAGATATTACAACGACAACTAAAATTTCAGAAAACACTCGTGAAGTTGTTTATGCTTTTCAATATCAATATGTTGACGGTGGCAATGAAAGTGCTGTTTCTAAAATAGATGTCTCTGGTTTAGGTAAAAGTGCAAATGGCGATACATGTAGTGGCATAAGAATTGTTGAGTGTTGGTGGGTAATAAATGCAATGACTGTTGAAGTCTTAGCGGATGCAAATACAGACGTTATTGTTTTGCATTTAGATGAGGGTCAGTCAGGATACCAAGACTTTTCAAGATTTGGAGGTCTACCAACAAGCAGTTCATACGGAACAAGTGGAACTGGTGACATTAAGTTTACGACAACAGGGGCTGGTGCGGCAGGTGATGCTTATCAGATTGTGATAAGAGCAATTAAAGAGTATTAAATATGGCAACTTCAGGAACGGTAGCATTTAGACCAGACGTTGAAGAGATTATTTCGGAAGCTTACGAGCGGTGCGGAATAGATCCACAGACGAGGACAGGTGATCAAGCTGTATCGGCAAGACGCAGTTTGAACCTGTTATTTTCTGAGTGGGCTAATAGAGGCATAAATTATTGGACAGTTTCAAAGAACACACTGACTTTAGTAAAAGATCAGACAACTCCATACACATTGCCAGTAGGAACAATAGACATTATAGATGCGGTTATAGCGGATAGTTCTGGCACTGATACGGCTGATCAAATGCTTAATCGTATTTCAATTGCAGATTACAATCAGTTGCCCAACAAAACTAGCAGTGGTAAGCCAAGTCAGTATATGCTTGACAAGCAGTATACACCACAAATTTATTTCTGGCAGATACCTGACGTTTCGACATATAGCATGGTTTACTGGGCAATAAATCAATTAGAAGATATAACGCTGTCTAATCAAGATGCAGATGTTCCATACAGGTGGAGTGACTGTATATGTGCAGGCTTGGCAAGTAAATTAGCTTTAAAATACGCAACAGACAAATATCAAATACTTGATAATGTCTATGAGCGTTCATTTAATTTAGCAGCATCATCAGATAATGATGGGGTAAGTTTAAGGATTCATCCAACAGGAATGAACTTAGGATAAAATGGCAAGATACGCAACTGGTAAAAAATCGAATGCGATAGGCGACAGGAGCGGTTTTAAGGTAAAATATAAAAATCTTAAAACTACTTGGGATGGATTGCGTGTAGAACCAGAAGACTGGGAACCAAAACACCCACAACTTACTCCGGCTAAAAATGTTATAGATGCAACAGCATTATTTAATCCTAGACCAGATAATGATCCAGATAATGTTTTATTTTCTGTTGGTTATATGTATGATTGGACAATAGATCCAAGACTTCGTCCGGGAATTGGAATGAATGGCAGAGGCACTGTCGGTAACGGAAAAGACTCAGAAGTTTATATATTTACTTCAGTGGATGTCACTGGTTTAGCTGGTACAGGTGCAATTGGAACTGAAATACCACTTGCCTCTATTACTGAGACAGGTGTAGCCGCGACAGGTGCGATAGGCACAATTAGCTTGGTGGGATCAATTACTGAGACAGGTGTGGCTGGCACAGGTGCAGTCGGTGTGTTTGGCGAGACAGATGGACCAAACATGCAACTGTCAATTACAGAGTCTGGCTTGGCTGGCACAGGTGCTATAGGAACAGAGGCAGTAAATATTCAAGGTTGGGGCAACTCAACTTGGGGTGAAGGAGAATGGGGCGATTAAATGAATTACTCAGCACTAAAGACTAACATTCAAAACTTTGTAGAAGATGATTCTACAGAACTAACAGCTTCTATAGACACAATCATTTCCCAAGCTGAGGATATGATTTACCAACGTCTTCCTAATTTACCTGCATACAGAGGAAGTGCCTCCGGTACTTTAGTTGTGGGAACCTCTCAATACACCGTAACAACTGCAAGAATGATAAGACAAATTTCTATTACAAATTCAAGCAGTAACGTGGTCTATTTAGATCATAGAATTGATTCATATTTAAGAGACTATTGGCCTAACGCATCCACGACAGGAACGCCAAGAATTTACTCTACAGATTCTGCGTCTACATCAGGCACAGTTTTCACCCTTGCACCGACTCCCGATGCAACTCTCGCTTATAAGGTCGACTATGTAGCTCCAGAGGCTGGTCTATCTTCGAGCAACACAACGTCTTGGATTGGCGATAACGCTGAGGCGGCTTTACTAGCAGCATGTTTGTATGAAACTTCTGCTTTCCTTAAAGCTCCAGATACGATACAGTTATACAAGGCACAATTTGACGAGGCAATTCAATTGCTACAGCAGGAAATGCAAAGAGTCTACACTGCTGAATACAACGGAGGAATATAATGGCAATATCACAGGCAATGTGTACAAGTTTCAAGGCTGAAATCTTAGATGAAGTCCATGATCTTGTAGCAGATACAATAAAAATTGCTCTTTTCACTAGCTCCGCTAGTTTAGGAGCATCAACTACAGCATACTCAACTTCTAATGAGGTTGCTAATGGTAACGGTTACGCAACTGGCGGTGTTGAGCTTACATCTAGAGCAGTGGCAACGAGTGGCACGACAGCTTACTTTGACGCGGCAGACCCAAGTTGGACTTCAGCTACGTTCACAGCAAACGGTGCTTTAATTTATAATTCAAGTGCAAGCGACAAGGCTATAGCGGTTCTTGCCTTTGGTGGTGACTTTACAGTCGCTGGTGGTACGTTTCAAATTGTTTTCCCAGCGGCAGGGGCAAACGCAATAATAAGGATAGATTGATATGGCTAGTACCTATGTAAATGACCTCAGACTTAACGAGATGGCTACAGGCGATGCGTCAGGGTCATGGGGTACAGTAACAAACACAAACCTAGAATTGATCGGTGAGGCTTTTGGCTATGGCACTGAATCTATAGGAAACGCAGATACAACAATAACAATGGCAGACGGTGCGGCTGATGCAGCGAGGTCATTTTACCTTAAAATTACTTCAAGTGCAGATTTAACTACAACGAGGGTGATTACCCTAGCCCCAAACACTGTTTCTAAAGTTTGGATAATAGAAAATGCAACTAGTGGAAGCCAGATTATAACAATTAAGCAAGGAACTGGTGCGACTATAAATATTGCTAATGGTCAAGTTAAGATGATTGCGACAGACGGAGCTGGCTCTGGTGGCGTGGTTCACGATTTACTTACAGATGTCAGTATGGCTGGAGATGTATTTGTCGCTAACACTCTAAATGTGGCAGGTGACACAGCCGCTGGAGATGCGGCAGCTATCGGTTATACTGCCGCAGAGGGTTTAATACTTACAGGTCAAGGTAGCACAAATGATGTTACAATTAAAAATGACGCTGACGCTGATGTAATAGAAATACCTACTGGTACAACAAATGTTACTGTAGCTGGTAACTTGGGTGTAGGTGGTACTGTTACAGGCACAGGCACATCTGTATTTGCGTCTTTAGACATCTCAGGTGACATAGACGTAGACGGTACAACTAACCTAGACATAGTAGACGTAGATGGTGCAGTTAACTTTGCAGCAGACGTTACCTTTGCAGATGGTGCAGATATTATTACTGCTTCAGCAGGTACATCTAACTTCAGAGCAGGTGTCAACGCAGGTAACTCAATAGCATCTGGCGGTAATTACAACACTGTTGTGGGTGACGAAGCAGGTACTGCGATTACGACTGGCGATTACAACACAGGGGTTGGTTATGTTTCTTTGGATGCCATTACAACAGGAACTCTTAACTCTGCATTAGGTACTTTTTCTTTAAGCGCAGATACTTTAGGCAGTAAATCAGTAGCTGTAGGTCATGGAACTCTAAAAATACAGAACTTTACAACTGCTACAGATTCTTTCAACACAGCAGTAGGCTATGCCGCAGGTGAAGCAGTAACCACAGGCGTACAGAACACCCTCATTGGTGGCCTTGCAGGAGATGC